GGTCGGGATCAGCACGCCGCCGGCGCCGGCCGACTCGGAGTTCATCGCCATCTTGATCGAGGCGTCGAAGTTCTGCGAGATCTCGGCCTTGATGCCTTCCGGGAAAGCCATCTGCTGCACCAGCTGGGCGGCGGCGTGGCGATTGCCCTGGGCCTGGTCCAGCGCGTTGATCATGCCGGTGAAGATCGTCATGCTGTGACGCTTCTCGGCGTCCTTGTCCTTCACCTGGACCGGCGCGGCGGCCTGCGGCTGAGCGACCACCGGCGCCGGTGTGCCGATGTTGACCGCGGCGGAGGCGGCCATCTTTTCGGCGGCTTCGAGGCGACCGATCTGGACGCCGAGGGCGTCGAACTTGACCTTCAGGCCGTCGAATTCCTGCAGGTCGGCGTCGGTCGGGGCTTCCATGGCGGCGATGGCCTGCACGCGAGTGCTGATCGTGGCGCGTTCGCGTTGGAGGTCGGCGATATTGGGCATTTTTACTCCAAAAATGAAAAAACCGCCCGGAGGCGGCTTGAAACGACCCAAAATCGGGCCGGTTACGGGTTTTCCGCGAACGCGGGCTTACAACTTGCTTGCGATGTCCATCGCGGTAGCCGTCAGGCGCAGTTTTTGTGCGCTGATGCCGGCCGCGAAGGTCTGCGGTGGGGTCAAATTGGCCGTTTTGGCGGCCAGGGATGCTGCGGTGATGCGGCTGATGGCGTCCTGCGGGGTCTCCAGGCGGTCGGCGAAGCCCACATCGAGCGCCTGCTGGCCGAAAAACAGCCCGGCTTCGGTGTTGGCGACCGCCTGTATGGGCATGGCGCGGAAATTGGAGACGTAGCCGGTGAACTGGGCGTAGGTCCGGTCGATCATGTCGTTCAGGGTGGCCAGTGAGCTGTCATTCAGCGGCTCGTGCGGGTTCAGGTCGTTCTTTTTCGCGCCTCGGTAGACCGAGGTGACCTTCACGCCCATGGTTTCGTCCATCTTCGACACGTCGAAGTGCTGGGCGATGACGCCGATCGAGCCGACGCACGACGATTGGCTGACGATGATCTCGCCGGCCGCCGAGGCGATCAGGTAGCCGCCGGAGCAGGCCTGGAAATTCACGATGGCGGACACTGGCTTGACGGCGTTCGCCGCACGGATCTTGTCGGCCAGCTCGAAACAGCCGGTGGCAGCGCCGCCGGGCGAGTCGATATCGAGCACGATGTGGGTGATCTCGGGGTTGGCCAGGGCGCTGTCGATCTGCATGGCGATCGACTCGTAGGAGGTCATACGCTGGCAGAGGTTGACGTTGCCGGCACGCGGGACCAGCGGGCCATAGACGCCGATGATGTAGACGCCATCGCTGCCGTCGCTGTCCGGATCGACGCCAGTGGCGGTGTCATCACCGGCGTCCATGCGCACGCTGGCCGAGAGCTGCTGCAGCGCGGGGCCGTCCGCGATGACCAGGCCGAGGTGGCTGCGCGCGAAGGCGACCGCCTCGTACATCAGTTCCGGGGCCATCAGCTGCGGGCGGTTGAAGATCAGGCCCAGCACGTTGGTGAGCGGTCGGGTGTGTTTCATTACATCTCCAGGATGGCTGCGATTGCCTGCATCTGCTGCTCGGTCGGTTTCTTGCCATTCGGCCCGATCGGCAGCCCGGTTTTGCCGTCCGCCATGTTCAGCGGGGTGAGGTAGACGTCGCCGCCCGGGATTGGCGGCAGGTTTTCGAGGCGGCGGATGTCGTTCACGCTCAGCCATCCCCACTGGCGGCCAAGGGCGTAGGCGGCGTAGCGCGAGGCGGTGTCGCCGCGCACCAGGCCGGAAATGTCGGCCTGGATGTAGTAGCCCTCGTCCCTGTCGCCTTCGGTCAGGAAGTCGCGGCTCATGCACTCTTCGTGCCGCTTGATCCACGCCATCAGGCAGTAGATGACGAATTCCAGCGACTGCTGCTCGATGTTGTTGTTCGTGCTGCCGGCCAGGTCGCCGAGCATGTGCGGTGGGATGCCGTAGATGCGCGCGACGTCGTTGATGCCGTACTTGCGGGCCTCGATCAACTGGGCGTCCTCGTTGCTCATCGAGAGCGGCGAGAACGTCATCCCTTCCTGCAGCATCGCGACTTCGCCGGCGTTGCTGGAGCCCGAGTACTTCTTCTTCCAGTCGGCCAGGATCTTGTCGATTGCGGCCTGATCCTTGATGCCCGGCGATTCTTTCGGCCGGGTGATGACGCCGGACAGGCGGGTGCCGTTGCCGAACACGCGCGCGGTGTGCTGCTCGCTCGCGGCGACGATGCCCAGCGCGTCCTTGTGCAGGGCGATCGGGGACAGGCCGACGTAGGGATTGTCGCCAAACCAGCGCACGTGGTGGATCTGCCTCGACGAGAACACACCCGAGATGCCGTCCGGGGCGAGCAGCACGTTGTAGTAGGGCATGCGGTCGACCGGGCTGACCATCACCTGCACGCGGTCCGGGTGCAGCGGGTATTGCGTGGCCGGGTAGCCGGACGCATCGGTGTCGAGCAGCGAGAAGCTATTGCCGCGCGTGCCCATCGACATCTGCTTGTATTCCTGCACCTGGAACGGCGTCATCCAGCCGTTCGGCTTGACCGCGATGACGCGGTTTGCCGGGTGCTCGGGTGCGAGTCGGCTGTCCTCGCCCTGCTTCTGGTGCACGCGGAACGACAGCTTGCCGATGGATTCAGCCAGCAGCGTGTTCGCGCGCTGCACGGCGGTCAGGGCCAGGGCGGTCTGTGGCGTGATGGTGATGCCGGCTTCGCTCAGGCCGCCATTGCCACCGGAGAGGCCGATCCAGCCGCCGTTACCGGAGGCGATTGACGTCGTGCCGGCGCCGGAAAAGAACTGGGAAAAGAACATCAGCCTTCCTTATTCTGTCGGGCCGCCTGGAACTTGGCGAATGCCGCTGCGCGCGCGGCCATGAAGGACCAGGCCAGCAGCAGCAGGCCGGCGGTCACGAGGCCGGCAGGCCAGTAGATGCAGGCGATGCCGGCGACCAGCAACAGGCAGCCGAGCAGCCCGACGATGAATCCCGTGCGCTCAAGGTCAAATTCCCACTTCCCCACTTTCATAGATGCTCCTTCCGTCGCCGCTGTGCAGCATGGCCCGGCCGATCGCCATGATCAGGGCCACAGCGCCGTCGATTTTGTTGTCCTCGCCCTGCTTGATCGGCCGGACCACGTCGTCGTTGCCCGGCAGGTACTTGGCGATCACGTTCGATACGCACCAGGTCATGATCGGGTTGCCGTCGTGGTGAAAACGGCCGGACGCGATCGCCGCCTCGAGCTCTTTCATCGGGGCGGACATGTTGGTGTAGTTCTGGGTGACGGTGATCGGGCTCAGGCCCTCGTCGTCCAGCTGGTGGCCCAGCGCCGTCGCGCCGTGCGGGTCGATCGGGCTGGCGTCGACCGGCGAGACGCGGTTGACGTCGAGCGCCTCGGCCAGGATCTCGCGGTAGTCGACCTCGGCGCCCTGCGTTTCCTCGAGCAGGCCGGCATTCACCCAGGCCTGGAAGCGCTCGGCCATGCGCTTGTTGTCGGTGTCGCGGACCGTGTCCTCGGGCACCCAGAACTTCGGGGCGATGCTGTAGTAGTGCCGCAGGCCGTCGATCTCGCGCGTGTAAAGGCGCGCCATGCTGTTCATGTCGAGCTTGCGCGCCAGGTCGAAGGCGAGCGTGCAGGACTGGTCTTCGAACTGCTCGGCCGTCAAGGTCTTGTCCTCGCAGGCGCGCCACTTTTCGAGGTTGTAGAAGCCAGTTTTCGCCGACGTCCACACGTTCAGGTGCTTCGTTTTGAACGTGTTGGTGAAGCGCGCGGTGCGGATCGCTTTCTGCTGCTGGCTCTCCAGGTACTCGCGGTAGACCGACACGCCCATGTTCGGGTTGGCCTTGGCCAGCACCGCCGGGTCGGTCCAGTCGTCGCCTTCGTCGATGGTGAAGATCCAGCCGAACAGCTCATCGTCTGGCACCGTCCCTTCGAGCATCTCGATGACCTGGCGCCGCTTGTCGTAGCACGGACCCTCGATGTTTGCGCCAGCCGTCGTGATGATCAGGACCAGCGGCTGGCGGCGCGCGCCCATGCCGGTCAGCATGGTTTCGTACAGCGCGGCGGAGTCATGCTCGTGGTATTCGTCGATGATCGCGCACGAAGGCGACGCGCCGTCGCCCGGGTTGCCGATCAGCGGCTCGAAGCGGCTGCCGTCTTCCGGCTTGTTCATGTTCGAGGCGTTGACCTCGATGCCGGCAGCTTCCATCAGCATCGGCGAGCGCTTGACCATCAGGCGGGCGGGCCGGAAAACCTCCCAGGCCTGCTTTTCGGTGGTCGCGCCGCTGTAGATTTCGGCGCCGAACTCGGCATCCAGCACGAACATGCTGATGCCGACGCCGGCGGCGATCACGGACTTGCCGTTCTTGCGCGGCACCTCCCAGTAGGACTCACGGAAGCGGCGCTTGCCGCTCGCATTCTTCTTCCAGCCGAAGGTGCACGCGAGGCCGAACTTCTGCCAGGGCTCCAGCGTCACCAGCTGCCGCTTGAACGCCCACTCGCCCTTCGTGTGGGGCATCAGCTCGATCAGCTTGAGCTTCTTTTCCGCCTCGGCTGGGTCGAACTTGTACGGGAATGCCTTCGCGCGGCTCGCGGCAAGGTCATCCAGGTGCCGCTGGCACGCCAGCTTGACGTAGCGGCAGGCCGGAATGCGGCCGGCGACGATGTCCTTCGCGTACTTGGTGGCCTGTTCGACGCGTGGGTATTTGATCTCTCTAGCCATTGAGCAGGTCACCGAACGGGTTATCCGGCTTGTCGTTGCCGGCGCCGGTCAGGCGCTGGCGGCTGGCCGGATCCAGGCCCAGCATCGAGCCGAAGGTGACCATCTGCTTGGCGGCTTCGTTAATCACGGTGAGCGCGGGGTTCTTCACCGGACCGCCGCTCGCGCCTTCGAGGACCAGGCCGAACTTCGCGACGTGGTTCTTCGCCGCGCGCCAGTTGCCGTACGCCGTGCAGAACACTTCGACGTTGTGCAGGTCAGTCGCTTGAAGCACCTTCTGCTTCAGCAACAGCGGCGCGACGCGCTGCCACATGTCGCGCGCTTCCTCGGTGATCCACTCTGGCGCGTCGATGTCCGTGACCAGACCAAAGTCCGGCTCATCGTTGTTCAGCGCGCGCTTGCCGGGGTTCCCGGCTGCCTTTTTTCTGGCGGTCGGCTTCGGCTTCCGGCCTCGGCCGGCCACCGTTGCGATACCGCCCATAGGCTGCCTTTTGGATTTTTAATTTCGCGGGTGTGAAAAAAAGACTGCATGGCCGGTCTTTAAGGCAAAACGCCCCAGGGATTTCGACTCCCCTACCCGTATGGCATTTCCTCCACGCAACATCAGGCGCGCGCCGCCCTAGCACGCTCCTCGGCCTGCTTCCGGCTGTTGTGGCAGTGCGCACACAGCGATTGCCAGTTGGTCGAGTCCCAGAACAGGTGCCGAGCCCGGGCAATGCGCGCCTCGTCACCAGAGTCGAGGGCATCCTTGAGCTTGTGCTCGATGATGTGGTCAACCACCGTTGCCGCTGTAAGCCGGTGCTCACGCTCGCAGTACACACACAGCGGGTGCTTGCGCAGGTACGCGACGCGAGCCCTGCTCCAAGCGCTGTCATAGCCGCGTTCCGCCGCGGTGCCTCGACGCTGGTCTTCGGCCTGCCGTGTTGCCTTTTGGTGTTTATCGCAATACCCGGGCTTATCAACCAGCTGGCCACAATACGGCGTCCGGCAGATCGATCTCGGGCGCCCTGGCACTACGGTGTTACCTCGAACTGACCTTGCCCGTACCTCGGCTCGACAAGCGTCTGTCCGTCGCTGGTTTGCACCGTGCAGCTTGGCGCATATCGCAGCCCGGGCAGGCCGCCGCCGATGAGCTGGCTCGACGTGGAGCCATCGATTGACGCGCTGCCCATGACCATGCTGGATGCCCGTGGGTCATCACCGTCGACAGGCGTGATCGACCAGACAGGTGACGAGATTGTGACGCCTGGCGCAAGCCGCGGACCGAAGTCGACGGTGAAGATCTCGGCTTCAGCTGCGCGCTTGGGGTCAAAGTTCATGCTGTTCCTCGTGGCTGCGCGACATAGAGTCGGACTCGCGGCTTAGCTTCGTGCGTGCGGTCGGCATTCGGCTCGATCACGCCATCGGCGCCGGCTTGCCTGTTCTGCCCAGCCGCCTCGTGCGCCTCAACGACTTTCTGCGGATCGATCATCAGTTGTCCACTCGAGTAAAGTACATCGTGCGAATCAGTAGCTCGCCGCTTTCCATCGTCACCGGGATCCTGCACGAGTTCGTCACATCCAGGCCGCTCAGCTTCATGATCACCTTGTTGCCCTGAATCGTCGGAGCGCCGATGAGCGTCACGCCTACCGCTGTCAGCGTCCCAACGCTTTGCACCGCTGATCCGGTAATCGCCGCGTCGTTGCTGAAGTCAGCCGCGTAATTCAGCTTGTCATCGGGGTCTTTCCCGATTACCTGCGAGGTGTCGGTAACCGGATTGAACTTCATCGTGCGGTCGAACTGCTCGCCGCTTGCGGTCGTCACGCGAAGGGTGCAGAAGTTCTGTGCGCCAATCGTGGTATCGATGCCGCCGATCTTCACGGTGATCAGGCTGCCGCTCGGTGTCGGGCCTTCCAATAGAGTGACGCCGCCAACAATCGCGGTTACCGATTG